TATGGGGTGGTTTGTTGAAGCATTTAGTAAAGTTCCATCACCATTATCATCTGTGCGTATTTGAAATCTTGTATTTGCATCAACATCTTGTAAAGTTATTCCAGCACCTCTAGTTTTACCACTTAAAACAATCTCATTAAATTCACTTGCTGAACCAATAACAGCACTAGTAGTTCCTATCAGTATCCTTCCATTCGAATCTATACGGAAACGTTCTGAGCCGCCCCCAGTACCAAAACTCAAAGAATCCCCACTATGGTTGTAATTGATATAACCTGAATATCGTGCTGCACCTGATGTAGCATCTGAAAAAGCAATCATTGCAGAATTACTAGAAGTAGATTTGATTGTCATGCCGCTTTGTGCTTCACTTCCAATATCAATAACAAGATGGTCTGCATATTGACTGGCAGGGCTTGATGTACCTATCCCGATCCGATCATGGCTTGCATCAACATAAAATAAATTTGCTTCATTATCACCTTCAATTCTAAAATCTACATCAGCACCATCTTCATTAAAAATTGTTGTTGTACCAAGTTCCATCCTTTCAACACCACCAGTAGCAACATTAAAAGTATCAGCAGCAGAACTAAAAATACCTGTATTTAAATCATCTCTAAAAGCTAAGCCCGGAGTACTTACAGAGCCGTCCTCCATAGTTAACGTGCCGTCAAGTTGTAAAAGTTCTACCCAATCGTTGTTTGCAGAATTTCTTATTTTAAGAATACCGTTGGTAGTATCAGCCCACCATTGATATGCATATGTGGTTGCTGGACTAGAGGAGTTTGAATTATTACTTACTATTGCAGCTAAAGCATTATTTAAATCCGTTCTAAAAGCCGCACCTGATGCGTTGTCTAATACATAATCATGTGTTGCCATTACTTAATCCTTTTTGTATAAGTATATGATAGTTGATAACTTAAATATAACTATATTTACCCTCCTTTACCAAACCCAATCGCAGTATATCTAAAATTAAGATCTTTAAAATTATTGCTTGAATCTCTTACCTCAATAACGAATTGTGTTCCCGTAATAGATGTAATCTTAAAATAATCACCCGTTACAGCACCTTCAAGAGTAATTCCTACTGTTGGCAAAAAGGCAGTGGTTGAACCTCCAAGAGATCCAGTACCTGTAAAAAAAGGAGAGCCAAATGTGACTGTCTTGGCTGAAGTTCCAGAGGCTATAGATGTATTTACAGTTTCTGTTCTACGTTTTACGCTTGCTTCAAAACCAAGTTCAGTAACATTTATATTTTGTGCTGGGTCATTTGATTCAAGCTCACATCTGAATTTAAATCCTCTTGCTCTATATTCACCATTTGCAAAAGTATTGAACTGACTAAAGTTTGCTCCGTATGTACATGAAGTTCCGCTTGATATGGTTGCACTAGCACTTGCTGTCACTGTGAATGTGTTTGCATTTGGTACTGTTTGAATTTCATAATTTCCATCTGTTGCACTGCCAGCAGTGAAATCTATAACAACAAAATCACCTACAGAATATCCATGTGAAGTCTTTGTAATTGTTATGGTTGTGGCACTTTGTTCATAAGTAGCTGATACTGAAGTTGATGGGTCTATATCAGTTGTTGCAACTAAAAGCTTTGCGTTAACATCATCTGCTTGTGTTCCGTCAAATTCAGTCCAAGTATCTATCAGGGCAGTTCTAGAATCAATAAGATCATTTACTAAAAGACCAGATGTCACAAATCTTCTTTTTAACATCAAGTTAAAGATCGCACCCATATCAACTTTGTTTTGAAACTCATAACTTCCGCTTGAGTTTATTGGGCCAGCAAAATCGATATTTGATAAATCATCAATATTTTGAGTGATCGAATCCCATAACAAAGTTCCATCTAATAAAAGTCCATCAAAGGTTGCATCATAAAAAGTATTTACTTTTTCACCCTGAAATGGTGGTGAGTCAGTATCCTCTCTTTCTGTAAGTATTGCTTGATTAGGCTGTGGGTCAGGTTGTGTAACTATTATTCTTGCTGCGTTGTTTGACCTGTTTCCAGTGTCATCAATAAATTTAATACTGTAAGTTCCTGTAAGTGCTGGAACAAGTGTTTCTGTGATGTTTCCAGCAAGTTTGGGAATTATTTCTGTAGAGTTTTGAAATGTTGCTACTGCTGGATCAACAGAGGGAGTATGCCTTACTGAAACTGTGCCTCCATGCAAAACGTCAACAGAGGTAGAGGGGTTAAAACGTAGTCTTACAAACTGATCTGAAACAGGTTCAAGAGTCAAACCACTAGGATCTTCTGGTAATGCTGTTTTTCCTACAGTTGTAAAAGTCGTTGTTGCTGGTGTGGTGCTTGGTTTACCTAGTGCGTTATAACTAAAAACTCTGATTTCATAAGTACCATTTTTTGTTTCAAAAATTGTAAAGTCTGGTCTTGTAATTCTTTGTGATATAAAGTTTTCATTTTGAAATCTATACTGAATCATATATTCAGTAACACCAGCAATAGGTTGCCATTGAATAAAGAGTTTTGATACAGCACGATTATTTAAAACAACAATTTGTTCTGACCCCTGCAAGTTACTTGGTGGAGGTTTTATTTCTGTAAGTGTCGTAATTGTTCTTGTTGACAATGCCGTACCATCTTCAATATTTGTATATTTAGATGAATTATGAGCAACAGCTGTGATTTGATATGCAAGCTGACCTACTTCTGTAACACCAACAACTCGAAAAGTTTCAAGTGGAATTGCTGTATTTTCTATTACCCAAACACTATTTGATGGTGGTGTGGATGAAAAAGCAGAGGATACGGTAATTGTTGTTCCTGATATTGTGTCTATTGTTTTTGTTTCAAGTGTGCCATCTGCAAGTATTACCGATAATGTTGCAGAACCTGTTGTTGCTAAATCTGTATTATTTTCATCATCAACTACGATTTGTGTTGTAGATACTCCTGTTTTTATACGACCACCTCTTCTAACCCCTGCCCTTAATGGATCGGCAATATTTATCACAGCACCCGGTCTGACGATAGTTCCAGATTCAAGAGTAGTGGTAAAGGTTACAACTTCTGCTTCATTAGATTGTGTATAGAGAAACCATTTTCCAAGACGAGATGCCTGACCTCTTGATGTTGTGGCAAAACCTCTTAGATTTTTTGTTACACTTCCATATTTTGCTTGTAAAGCCGTATCTTCTACCGTTTCATATTCAATTTGTTGAGTTTCATTATCAAAATATCCAACATTAACAACAGTTACTTTTGAATTTTTTGCTGAACTAGAATATGTAAAACCCTCTTCTGTAACATTTGACAGGTTGAATAAATAACTTGGATCTGTTGGTCTGTCCTGTGTAATTGATATTGTACCAGCCGAATAAAAAGGCATAACACGCATTACAGAACATAAATCATTAATAAGGTTGTATGCTTGTTTTTGATTTTGGATAACAACATTACAAGAAAATCGTGGTTCTGTAGTGTTATTACCTGAACCATCGTCCACCTGTTCTGCACAATAAACAGAAGCGGAATAAAAACTAAAAACATCTAACTGTGACGTGTCTATCTGATCACCAAATCCTTTTGATGTTGTTAACAAATCGTAAAGAATCCATGCTGGATCATTTGTCCATTCTTTATCTGTTTTGAACGTACCATTAAAAGTTCCTGAATAAGATATTGAGCCATCAGTTTGGACAGTTCCATTATGTGGGATTTTTATTTTTGTCCCACGAACTTTATACATTCGTTTTGGTATGGTTTTGAATGTTTCCGCATCAAATCTTATTGCAACATGAGCCGAGTTTGCATAAGCTCTCTGTTCATTTATTATTTCAGTGAAAGATGACCATATTGAACTGTTTTGTAACTTTACGTCTGTGCTGTCATCTGTTGTTCTGTTTACTCTGATCGTTACAGGAAAAGAAGTGCCAGATGCAAAATTTATTTTATAATCTCTAAAATATGTACTTGCAGTTCTTCCTTTTACCGTATCTGTAATAACAGTTGTTGTAGTTCCATCATTTTCAATAGTTTGAATATTTATAGCAACTTCCGCGCCATTTATATCACCATCATCTTCAAATTTTTGCAGGGATGGGAAACCAAGAGTAACTCTTACAGCGTTAACAGAAGTGTTTGTAATTGACCTAGAAACAGAACTTGCCTTTGTAACAGCAACACCAACAGAATTTTCAGTTTCTATATCTGAAATACCTTGTATTGCAGTTTGATCTGAAGTCCCAAATCTTTCTTCAAAAGATACGTTAGGAAAATTAAAATCTGTTGAAATAGGTGACAATGAATTTGCAGAAGCTATTAAAACTGGTGTTCCATTGAGAAATACGTCTTTAAGACTTGCATTAAGATAGTTTTGTGTTCCTTGTGTATGCCCTTCTTTTGACGCTGTTGCAAAACCTTCAATAACACCTTCTCCAAGCAGTTCAACGAGTGTTAAAAACTGTTTTGAAGCAAGGACATCATCTGTAACTGCTGGATCAGTAAGTCTTGTATTTTCATCAAAAGCTGGAATTGGCATTATGTTGTTCCCTCTAGTTGAACTGTATCAATACCAGAACTTATTACAACAGAACCTGTAAATACTTCTCCATATAGGATAGGAACGCTAACACCACTAACACTAACGTTTTGGATGCCTGAAAACGAATAAGAATTTGCCATTTGTGGATCTAATGCGCCATCTGGTTCAGAAGCACCAAAACCCCCACCGCCACTAGAACCGAAAGATTCAAAAGGTGCAGGGGTTGGAGCTAATAAAGAAGTCACACCACTTATTGCTAAGTCCGTAACAATAGCAGTTGCAATACTACCAACTACTGGAATAGCTGCAATAGTAGTAGCAGCAGCAACAGCAGCACCAGCCACCGCAGTAACAGCAGTAGCCGCAGCAGAAACAACTGCTGCACCAGTACTAAAAATCGCTCCAATGGCAGCTGCAAAAAATCCTGATCCTGTTGCAATGGGTATGATCTGAATATCACCTTTTCCACTCATAGATAAAAAATCTAAGGGTACATCCATATTATTCATTTTTATTTTGTAATATTGTTGACTCATATGCGCTTCAACTTCTGGAAAATTACACATCAAAAAACGAATCGCCTCTGCTGGACTTGACACGGCAGCCTCAAAATATGATGAACCAAGAAATTTTCTTAATCTTCCATATACTTTTATCGTTTTAAGCTGCATACCTGTAAACCCCTCTAAGTGCTTGCTGATAACCAAAATCAAAAGGTTCTCGGCAACTTAATCTTTTTATATTATGATTTAAAATCATATTATCACCAATATAAACAGCAACATGATCTAAATTGCCTGTTATTGATTGAAATAATAAAACATCACCAACTTGAATATCATCATGTGTCGGTTGTTTTTCAAATCCACCTAATGGCAAAGCTATTTCAAATTCTGGCTTTTCAATAAATTCTTTTATTGTTTCTGGTCTTTTCCATTTCATCAATGTAATATTTTTGGTTTCGTGATACCAATCATTTACTATGCTCCAACAATCATGAATACCCCAAATAAAACTTCTACCGATAAGTGACGGTGCTTTCCAGCCACTAGGTTCAAAAGAACACCACTCTTTCATTCTTACACTATAAATATGAGAAGGTAAATCTAAATATTCACAACTTGCTTTGTCATTATCAGATGGTTGTGGTGGATC